GAATTGGTCGGGGTCGCTACCGGTGTAGTCCTCATCATAAATTTCAATCAAATAGAAATGTCCGTGTGATGAACGGAATTCGGAAAAAAGTTTGACGTTTGCCATTAAAATCCTCGTTGTCGTGTTCTATTTCTTTGGGCGCGTTCGTTGGATAAAAGGATGTCCGCACCGCTGATTCGGCCGACGACTTCCACTTTGCCACCGCCACCAAATTCGTGCAATCTATCCAATGGGATGACCGCTTCCGATTGCGCACCCTCACCAATCATTGCCAATGTCGGCCCCGTTACGATACCACCTTCGGCAAGCATTGGAATGTTCGGCATAAACCCGCCGACGCTTTGCATCGTTGCAAAAATATCTGCGATGCTTCCGATGCCAGCAACGCCACCAAGGGCAAAACGTACGGCCACCGCAAGTGCGAATGCGGCAATTGCCGCCGCCGTGAATTGGATAATCATGTCGCGCAACATTCGGGTCATCGACTCTTTAAATTTACCGAATCGTGTTTCGCCTTTCTCCAACTCACCGAATGCCTCACGCAACGATTGGGCGAACACATCTTTGATGGCGTTCCCCGCTTGGATGGCCAATGCGGTAAAGTTCACCATTTGTTTGCGTGCGCTTTGCATCATTGGAACGAATGTGCTTTGAACGTCAAAAGACATTTGTTTCAATGGGAACTTCATCAACGCCTCCGTGGTTCTTTCGGTTTCCTCGCCTAATTCTTTGGTTTCTTCACCCGCTAAATCTAAAGCCCCAGCGTATTCTCCGGCTCCTTCAGTTCCATTTTCAAGGTCTGTGTTTAAATCTTCGACTTGCCCTTCTAACATCCCCAAAGAACCCGTCGTTTCTTCGGTTTCCTCTTTGAACAATCCCAAGTCTTTTTTGACTTCAGTGACAACTTCGCTAACGGATTTGAATGCGGGCACGGCCGTTTCCTCCATCTTCTTGAAGGGCTCAATCATTATTTTGTCCCTACCAAAAAATTCGGCCGCCTCGTTGAATGCACCAATGAGTGCATTCACTTTCGGAATCACTGCGTTGACCAACTTGGCAATGGCATTTTTCGCCGTGGCGCTGAATGCTTTAAAGTTGTAGGCGACGTAAATCACACCCGCGGCCAATGCCGCAATCAACCCAACAATCAATGTGATTGGGCTGGTGAGGATATTAACGGCAACAGATAGCGCACCCGTCGCAATGGTTTGCAGAATCGTGGCCGACCTCAATGCGGTCATCGCCCTTGTCATTGAACCAAGAATGAATATTGTCGGGCCTAAAACGGCGGCAATCCCCGCAATGATTGCAATGAATTTTTTTGTTTGTGGCGACAACTGATTGATGAACGTTGCCATTGCGGTCAACTTCTTGATGAACGGTGTTAATGCCACCGACACCAGTCCACCGAATTCAATCGCTAAACCTTCGACCGCGGAACCCAATGATGCGGTTGCACCCGCGGCTGTCATGTCCATGATGTCGGCCATATCTTTTGCCGCCCCCGATGATTCTTCAAGTGCCTTGGTCATCGGATTAATTTGGTCAACCGAATCCGCAAGGATTGTCAACGCACCTTGCGCCGCCCGACCAACTTCATCTTTCGCGTCAACCAAGGTCAACCCGCTTTCTGCCAATTCTCTAATTGCCTCAGATGTAGGCTTGCCCGATGCTCCAAGTTCTGAAATGATACGACGCAATTGAGAACCAGCCATCGACCCCTTGATTCCGGAATTCGCCAACAACGACATCATCGCCGTGGTTTCTTCTAAGGACATCCCAGCCGATTTCGCAATCGGTGCAACCATCTTCATACCTTCGGCAAAAGATTCCATGTCCATCGACGAACTGGAGAACGATGCCGCCATCACATCCGTGACGCGTCCCGTTTCTGCTACGTCAAGACCAAAACCACGCAAGGTGGCACCCGCTACTTCTGCTGAACGTGCCAAGTCACTGCCCGACGCTTGGGATAAATTCAACGTCGCTTCCGTGACGCCTTCAATTTGCTTCGCGGTGAAACCAAGTTTGGCGAACTCCAATTGTAGTCCAGCCACTTCACGCGCTGAAAACACCGTCGACGCCCCAAGTTTTTTCGCGTTATCTGTCAACGCTTTGAATTCTTCAGCGGTGGCACCCGATACGGCTTGCACCTTGGCCATCTCCAATTCAAAATCCTTGAACACGTTGAATGATACGGCACCCAATGCAACAATCGGCGCCGTGACTTTCGCCGACATATTCTTGCCGAATTTCTGCATCTTTCGACCCGTCTTGTCCATTGCGCGACCGGCCTTGTTCAGACCTTTGCGGAATGGCGCGATGTTCGCCGTCAATCGGAAATTTAATGAACTAAGATTTGCCATTGGCTTTTGCGCGTTCTTTACGTCGGTTTATTACATCTAAAATTTCGCCCCGTGTCCAAACCTTTTGATTCTTCTTCGGTTCTTTTTCCCAAGGAAATACAATCAAATCTTTCGCCTTGATTGACTTCTTTGTGTGCGGATTGAGTAGGATGGTTGTTTGCCAACGCGTCCGTTCCCACTCCGCTTGTTCCTTTCGGTTCTCTTTCTCGTTCCAACCCTCAACCAAGTTTGACCACTCGCGTGGCAATAGGTCGTAAAATTGGGACGGCATCAAACCAATTTGACCGAACGCAAACGCCTCCAATGTGTCCCATGTGGAAACGCTTTGTTGTTGCCCTTGTGTTCGGTCAACTACTTTTTTTCCGACTTACTGGCGAATTGTTCTTCAAAGATTCCGAACGCCTTTTCAATCAACGTTTCGTCCTCATCAATCCAATCCGCCACATCGGCCACATCATAACGGAACGGCGATTTTTCTTTTCTCGCCCCGTCTTTAAATCCGCAATACATCAATGTGATTGCTTGGTCTAAAGTCATATCGTCGCCCAACGATTCAAGTTGTGACAATGTGGTTCCCGTCATTCTTGAGAATTCACGCAGTGCGTTGAATCCAAATCTGATGGCGTGTTTTCTTTCGCCGATTTCAATGATGTGTGTCATATCTTTTTGTTTTGTTGTTGTTGTAATAAAGGGCCGACCGATGGCCGACCCTTAAATGATTAAGATACCGCCGCTTGTGTCAATGTACCCGTTCCCGTGAATGAGAATGAGTATGTCACATTTTCTTCCACGCCCGCTTCTTGCTCGTAAGAAACCAAGTATGCGTCGCCCGTGTAGTCGATTTCACCGCTTGTCGCTGAACCGAATTTCACTTTGACAAGTGTGCGGTTTGACAATAGTGTGAAAAGGTCATCAGGTGTGTCGTAGTCACCGCTTATTGAGTAAGTGACAAGGCCGTCACCGCTCAAAGACCAGTTCTTTAAACCTTCCAAATTTTCTTGCCATCCGGCAGAATCTTTGGTTGTAGTGTCGCGTGTTTCCATTGAAACACTCAATGATGCAGATGTTGCACGACCAATGATGTCGTATGATGTGCCGCCATCTTCTGAAATTTGAATTACAACGTCCGTTGAATTCATGATGCTTGTTGCTGGCATTCTTTCTAATTTTTATTATTTACAATTTACAAAATCAATCGCGTGACACTCGGAATTTCAAATCACATTGTGACCCGAACGTCCGTTCGTCATCGCTAAACAAATCACGTTGTCCTTCAAACATACACGATTGTACTTTCACGCCGCTAAATGTTCCGTTCATTCTCACGAATGCACTTCGAACGTATTCAACGCCGTTTTGGGTGTCCGAATACTTTGACGAAATCAAAGTGATGCGGACGTCAATGTCGTCAATATGCGAATCGCTTTCTTTCGACATACTTGTGGAAATGTTCACCACCTCGTAAATCGCGAACGGCGTCGCTTTTGTTTGTGCGCCGATGACTGGAAACACCCGTCCACCAAATAGCGTGTTCAAATCTGAATCGCTGGTGAACCTTGATTTGATAACCTTCCCAATCATTGTCGTGCCTCTTTTACTTTTTTATTCAAAAATGAACGCATCAATCGTTTGAATTCGCTTGCTACGCCACCGCTTTGTTTCATCCTTGCACGCGACGCGAATCGGTATCCGTCGCCACGATACGAACCATTTTTCAAATATCCGTATTCCAAGAAATGAGCAAACCAACCGCCTTTTTCGGGGTCTGAAAAACTACGCTTCACCCTTGGCCCAACTTGCAAAGACGCAAACGTTTGTCCACGATTCACGCGTGTAGTAATCACCCCCATCGATTTGGCTAATGTCCCCGACTTGATTTCAGCATAAACGCCACCATTTCGGTACACTTTGAAGACGCTTGGGCCTTGTATCTTGGCCTCATCACGATACGCCTTCACCATCGGTCTGAGTGACTTTCGTGCAATGCGACGAATTTGCGCCGTTGTGACGCCATCGTGCAATCCTTCCAACTCTTTGAACGCACGTTCGAATTCCTTCTTGATGTCCTTTTCGTCAAAACCAATGTAGGCTTCTTTCATTAGTCCGCAAATCTTGTCACAATCTTTTGAAACGCCTTTCTTGAATCTGCATTCAATATCGCTTCAATCTTGTGTGTTTGTCCTTCGTAAACAATGCGCATTTGCTCATTGATGTCGCTACGATAACGGATAAAAAATTCAACTTTCCGTGTGGCCACCAATTGATTGCCTTCTTCACCTTCTGAACCGCTCTTTTCTTCAACCTTTGCCCATACGTTGGCCAAGGTTGTAAACGACTGAATCACCTCACCAAAATCATCGGTTGATGTGGTAAAGGACTGAATCGTGATTCGGCGGTCTAATTGTCCAGCGTGGTCAATCATTAGAATGTAAAGATGCGGTAAGGGTTCCACAAATATTCGGACGCCGTTGGTAGTTGGCGAACGCGTTCGTTTCTATTGTCGTACAAATCCGAAATCACCAACATCATCCCTTGAATGAGTGGCTTTGGAATTGCAGACACATCCGTCCCCACTACGTAGCGAACAATCACTTGATTCACAACACCAGCGGCGGCAAACCAACCGGAAACCGATTGAATGCGTGCGGGTTCTGAAATCAAGTCGGTCACATACGCTGAAGACGTTATCGTTTCCTCTGAACCGATTTCGTCCACATACTTGACCGATGATATTGATGCAACTGGGCCGCGCGACAAATAGATGAGGTTTGACAAATTGTTCCAACGATTCGTTGGGAACTTGTCAAAGTATTCATCAACGGTTGTCGTCACCAAAATGCGTCGTGTGTATTCCTCACACATTTGACGTGATGCCGTAATCAATGCCGAAATCAATGTGTCGTCATCGCTATG